TCCTGGTTAAGCGCGACGACGCGGAACTTGTCGAGGTCGGTGGCGATATCGAAGCCAATCGGGCCATGCTTGAAAGTCGGATTAGACATTACGATCCTTTCTTGTTGTTGCGGATACTGTCGGCCTTTGCCAACAGCTCTTCAGCCTTCGACTTCGGCATGCCAGCACCAACGTGGCCTACCTCCGTCATCGGGATGGTGTTCTTCGGGTTCGACCCGTACACCTCGCGGGCAAGGGCCTCGTTCTCGTGCATCAGGGACAGCACCTTGTCGCGCTGAGCCGCAGCGACACGGCCCTCGGCAATCCAGTTGTCCACCTCGGCGATGCGGGCCTCACGTGCTTTATCAGACGCAGCCTGTGCACCCTGCTTAGCCTGCGTCACCAGCAGGTTATAGGTGTCGCGGTCAAGGGTCACGGTGTTGGGCGACTCCGCACCGGCCGGGGTCTCCGCGCCTTCAGTGCTGGTCGGCTGCTCATCGTCGTCTGCGAGGGCCCGCACCTTGAAGGCCACCGGCACCTCAGTGGACTCATTCACCGTGACGGTCGCGGTGACCGTGTCCCCCGGCTCCACACCGGCAGGTGCCTTAGCTGCGACCGCGCCAGTGGACTCGTCCACAGTGATATCCCAACCATCCGGAGTATTGGAGACAGTGAACGTCAAACCCAGCGCACCACCGGCCTCACCGTCAGTGTTTGCAATGGTCGGCTCGACCGTTACACGCTCCGTCGGGGCGACGGCGGTCTCCTCTGGGTAGGTCACGTCAACCTGGCCGGAGACCTCGACGGTCTCATTGAAAAAGCCGGACAGCTTCTCACGAAGCGCATCCGGCTCGACACCCAGTTCCTGGGCGAGATTCTTGATGCTCATAGCATCCCCTTCCTGCCCATCGCTGGGCGTAGTGTTTTCTGGCGCCGATTCCGACCGGCAACCAATCGTCGGCGGCGGCGCCGCAGACCGGGACGAATACCGAAACTCAGCAACCATCCGACCCGAATACGCAGCGGCCAACGCCACAGGCTGCTTCGCATCCTCAATCGCGTCCACCAGACCCGCAGCCACAGCCTCCTCGGCCGTGTACCACGTCTCCGCAGCCATCACCTCCAGCCAGTCATCCAGCTCCCCACCGGCCTTCTCTGCGTAAATAGCGGCAAGCTTCGCATCCTGGCGGGACAGGTCGGCGCGCATCTTTTCAATGTCGTCAGCGTTGCCGGACAACATCGTCCACGCCTTGTGGATCATCACCTCAGCGTTCGGGCGAATCACCACCCGACCACCAACACCGACGGCGATGAACGACGCCGCCGACGCCGCTAGAGCTTCAACCACGACGGTGACCTCACCGGCATAAGCACGCAATGTGTTAAGAATTGCGATGCCCTCATACACGTCGCCGCCACGAGAATTAATACGCACCCGGACGGGTTCCCCGTCGAATTGGTTGAGCTGTTCCTGTACCTGCTTAGCGGTGTTCTCCCAACCAATATCCCCGTAAATCAGTAGGTCATTCATTGGGCACCTCCTCACTATTCTCCCCACCTGAAGATGGTGGCTTCTCATTATCTGGGGTTAGCGACACCCCGAGTTTCTCCTCCGCGTCGGTGAGAACCTTCTTGTCTTTCAGCGCTTCAAAAAGCGACCGGGCCTTCGGGATGCGGAACGACGAGCGCACCCACTGCTCTAGGTTCGGCTCCTTCGTCAGCACGCCCTGTGCTGCAAGCTGCGAAATATCACCCGGCGTCAGGTCCTTCTGAACCTGAATTCTGGTAGAGGTGATGAACGGCGTTGGCCCCTCATAGTCGGGGAACGCGACCCGCACCAGGTCCTCCACGATGTGCTGCGAAGCGGTGTCAGCGATCCACTCCGCCATCGACTGCAAACCTTGAATGAACTCACCAAGCTGCACGGAGGCCAGCGCGTACGAGCCGCCCCCGCCCGTCAGGTTCAAGTGCGTGGCATTGCACGCGATAGCGATCTGATTGGCGTGGTACTCCATCGACGCCGGAATGTCCGGCAGCTGACCAGTGACACCTTCCACCGGCATCTCAGCACCAGGGGGTAGTGAGTAGCCGGTGATTGAGCCGGCCGCGTATTCCTCGGCAAGCTGCTGGCCTGCCTCCATCTCCGTTTTAACTTCACTGCGGTCCGTTAGCTGGGAGGCCTTGTACTTCGGGATACCCATGCCGTTGCGCTGCAGCACCTTTGAATTCAGCGCCTGCAGCTTCTGCAACTCCAGCCAATTGTCGCGAGCCGGGGCGAACACACTCGCACCCTCCCACGTACCATCACGCCGACCATGACGGTAAGCCACCAAACGGTTAACCGGGATGAAGACCTCCTTGTAGCCATTAATCCCCCGCTGGCGGATACCAACGAGGCCACCATCGTCAGCGACCTCAATGCTCCGAATCGACAGGTTGGGGCGTGGTGCGAGCTTGCGCAGATGATTACGACCATCCACACCAACCTCGTACACCTGCTCAAAGAACGCCACACCGGTAAAGATCGCCTCCAAGGCAACCTTCAGATGTTCGTCCCAAGACACGCGACCTGTACGCCGCGGCTGCTGCCCCTCCTCCCCCTCGACCGGTAGTCGAAGGTCATGCGAGACCAGGTCGACAATTTCCTGCGGGGCACCGTTCGGCGCCACCGACCAAGTGGCCTGCTCAATCGGCTTACGGATCGCGTTCTCAACCTGCGCAATCTTCGCCGTCAGACGCATCTGCACAAGCTCACGCTGGAACGCTTCCCACGTCATCCCCTCGGGGCGCGCCACACGCTTACTAAAGCGCGGCACCGCGGCATGGCCAACCTCGCGAACAATCTGCACATTGTCAGGCAACTAAAACACCTCCCTGTTTACGCTTCGACCACATCGGCAACACGCCATGCGGATTCATCTTCTTCTCCTCAACCGGCCGGCCAGCACCCTCACGGGACTCCACCAGCCACCGCTGCAGCCCCCACAGTGCGAACGTGGCAGCCACCAGCTCCGACACATCTCCCGAATAACGGTCAATCGCCGGATACTTACCACCCTCTTGGCGGCCGCGGGCAACCTCCAACTGCTCCATCCACAACTCGGACGAGTCCAGCGAAATCGACCCATCCATCACAGCCTGCTTAAACTCGCGGTACGCCAACGACACCGACGACCCGTTCATCAACACCGGGTCAATCCCCACAGTCTGCAGCGCAGGCACAAGCACCCCTGCTGTAGCGTCCTTGTCTAAGAGCACCGCAGCAGGCCGATACCGGTCCACAAACTCAGCCACGACCTTCACCGTGTCATCAACCGAGAACACCGTCTCCGATACCGGCCGCGGCTGCAGATGAACACCACCAGCAGCCTCGCCAGCCGCCACCAACCCGACACGGTCAGCATTGGGCGATACCTCGACTGCCAGGACACAGTCAGCGACCGGTACAGGTTCCGGTGTGATGAGTGCTTGCATCGACTCACGCGGAACAATCAGTTCCTCGTCGCCAGACGACCCGAACTCGTACCAACGGCCCCAACCAAGCATCTCGACATCGAAACCGTTGTCCGTCAGCTTGGAACGCATCGACCGCATCTTCTTCGCATCCACCAGCTTCGGAAACCCGTACGACGGGTTCGCCAGCATCCAGGTCCGCGGGTCATCACGGTCCGCATCCGGCGGCGCGCAGAACTCGGAGAACAGCATGCCCTCAGCCGCACCACTCAACGCCCGGTAGCGAATACGCGACAACTCCGCGCCCTTGGGGTGCTTATCGCGATTCACCGCCGACGAAGCATAAAACGTTTGCGGGTCAGCCGCAGCCAACTGGGTTGGGGCGACCGCATCCAACTCGCCGGACTCAAGGTTGTACGCCTCATCCAGCAACAGCAAGTCAATCTCATCGAAACCACGGCCCATGTCGTTCGACCGTGTCGTGAACTGAATCTTGCCGCCCTCGGCGGTCTCCATCTCAGCCTCACCAGCCGACGCGGTGTTACGAACGATGCGGCGCTCCGCCCACTTGCGCGACTTAATACGCCGCCACAGGCGATTACGGATCGACTTCGCGGTACGCCACTGGTGCGCCGAGAAAACAATCTGATGATTGAGCACAAACATGCGGTACAGCATGATGACCTCAAGCACCAGCGACTTACCGTTCTGCCGCGGGCACAACAACACCACGTCAGTGTGCAGCCACCGGCCATGCTCATCGACAGCCAACGACCACAGCACCTGCTCACGCTGCCACGGCATCAGAATAATGCCGAAGCGGCGCGCCAGCTCGATAGCTTTCCTGCCGTGCGTGAAGTCCCCGCCCTCGCACCTCACTAATACCTGCGGTGATTGGCGCCCTTCGAGCTCCGGGAACTCCATCTCAAGCTCGGAGCGGTAATCAGCGTTGAAATCAGAGTCCGGCGAATCCGTCCTCTTCATCACTAGAGACCTGGTCACCTTGCCTCCTCTGAATCTCCGCCAGCAATTGGCGAAAAACCGTCGCTAGTTGGCGCTGCTCCGACACCGCGGTGTCCATCTTCAGGACAATCTCGCCCTCACCATGAAAAATGCGGCACCATGTGTCCTCATCCCCGCTCGTAATCCGGTTTAACCGGTCCAGGCGATCCTTTGTGCGGGCTGCCTCGACAATCAACGCCTGTGTTGAGGCGTCATTGCTGGGATTTGTCAGGTGTTGGTAGAGCGCCTGCCCGCCGGGGCCGAATTCCTCCATTGGTCTACGTTCCATTCCCGCCTCCTAGCTGGTCAAACACACAACTTTTCGAATGCCTGAAGAAAAGCTCGCGAGCAAGGGCCGGAAGGGGGGAGTCGAGGAGAAAACCCCGGAATAATTGGTGCACCCCGCTAATTATTAGAACGACCATTCGATAAAGTAGCGTTCTCGCAGGTCAGGCCCCTTTTTCGACTTTTCAACCTTTTTTGGTCTAGTCTCCGGCTCCTCCACGCCATACCAACCAGGACCGTGCTCAACCCAGCGATTCGCAATCGACCGATTGCACCGACGATGAATCAGCCTGTACGCCGGGCTCGATTTATCCCCATGCTTGTGGTCAGCTTCCAGCGGCGCCTGGTCAAAGTTCAACGCTGCTTCGCGGTACATCGGCTTGCCACAGTAGGTGCACTTTGTGCCGTCTTTGAGGTTGTAGAGCATGCGGGCACGGTTCACTTTGTGCCCGTTGTCGTATCCCCGCTCGGTGGTGGTGCCTTTTGCCGGCATGCTGCACCTCCGCTCTTTTTGTGCCTTACTCCGGTCATGATCCGGCGGCCTGCGCCCCTCGTGTGTTGCTCGCTAAAGTCACTTCTCATGGACATGGGTGTGAGGGGTGGCGGTAAGGCTTGGCCGCCCTGGGGTAGAAGAAACCCCAAAATTGGATGGATATGGAAAAGTGTTTCCCAGGGCGTTAAAACGACGAAAACCCCAGCTGTTGCCGGGGCATAAGAAGTCGTCGCGTCGATTGTACACCAAACTTGGTGAGGGTTTCTATAGCTTGTCTACCGATTCGGTGATTGCCTCGTGCAGTCGTGCTGCGAGGGTATCGCTGAATACTTTCTTCACCTCAGTGTGGTCGGTTCCTTTGACTATGAATCCTCGGTCATAGCTTTCGACGAAGGCGCGTTGTGGGGGAATGTAGAAGTCGTATTGGCTGACTGTGCATGAGTCTTGTGGTCGGAAGATGTCGCGGCACTGCATGAAGTAGAGGGTGTTCTTCCTGGCTTGGATTTTCTTGTAGTCTTCGCCTGCTTCTTCTTGCCATTTTCGGGTGTCGCCGTCGAAGATTTCTATGCCGTAGTCGTGGTCGTATCGGCTTAGTTGCTCTACGTTTTTAGTTCTTTCTTCGATGTAGTGGATGGCTTCTTCGAGGGTGGTGTATGCGGCTTCTATCCGGTAGTCGGAGTATTCGCCGCTGGTGACGATGTACATACGTTGGGTCATTGTTGGGTCCTTGCGTAGTTGAGGGCTTCGGTGAGTAGGTAGCCGTTTTGGGTGTTGTCTCCCCAAGGTATTGGTTGGGTGGTGATGCGTCCAGCTTTGCCCCATCCTCGGATTGTGTCGGCGGTTGTGGGGATGCCGCGTGCTCTGAGTTGGCGGGCGGTGTGTTCTGCGCCGTGCCTGGGTTCGGGTTGTTTGGCGATGGTGTTGGGTTGTGGTGGGTTGCATCTCCTATCAATGATTCGGGTTTGGTTTTGGAGTTCGTCGTGGAGGTCTGTGGCCCAGTTGAGTTCGCTGGCTGCTTGTGCGTGGAAGGCGAGTAGGGCGCAGAGTCGTGGGGCTGCTGCGTCGTTGTCGTGAATGCGTACGCCGATGTCGTGGAAGGCGTTGAACGCTACTTCACGCAACCGTTGTTCTTGGTCGATGTAGGTCGCAACGTACAACCAGTTACCCGGGGACTGTGGGCCAGGCGCGGGCTTCATCACCCGTACTTCTGGTGGTCTGGGGCGGGCATGTTTCAGCTCGTGCAACTGCTCATAGAGTCGGCCTAGGCGTCGTGCTGTGTCACGGAACTGTTGCTCATCAACACTCATGATAGTTCTCCTTTCGCGTGCTTCGCGGCAGCGATGAGAGCTAGGCCCCTTCGCTCAGCAACGTCCGCGTCCATGAGGTCACCCAATCCACGGTGGTCTGTCATCCAGACCTTTCCATGGGCCGTCGATATCCAATGGCGTATAAATTCACCCGGCATGTGCCACGCCGGGGCTGGAACATCATCAGACGGATGATCCACTACCGGAGGCAGGGTGACCTCAACTGTGCGGGCCATGGCGTCGGCGTAGTCCATGGCCTCGCGCCAGGTGGGGAAGGATTCATAGCGCTCCCGCCCGTATTCGTACACGTGCCATTCGTAATACGCTTTGAAGATTCTCCAGCGGCTCATTCTTCCTCCCATTCCCCTACCCAGCGTTTCCGAACGCGACCCCCTTCGTCATTGAACTGCTCCATCCCCATCCACGCTTCGGCTGCTATCTCGTTTGTGGTGGCGTCGTCGATGGGGCGCCAATCGTCAAGCCACGGGTTCCAGATTTCTGGTACATACTCCCATTCCCCTTCTGGTGGTGTGCCGTCTGGTGCCCAGGCGCGGGGCAGGTCGGGGCGCGGGGTGACTTCACTCGTGCTTGCCCATTCGCGCACGGGTCGCCCGTCAATAAAGCGAATGACCTCCACATTTACGCCGCGAAATTGCACGCCGTCAGTGATTGAAATGAGCACCTGGCCCCAAAATGTATGGTTGCCCCACATACCGACACATTCGGCGCGCTCTGTGGGTGTCATGTCTGCGAGAGTGCTCATGCTTGCTCCCATTCCCCTACCCAGCGGCGGGCTTTGCCCTCACCCTCACCAAACTTATCTAGCTTCACCTCAATACCGTTAGGCGGAGCATCGTAGTAGCTCATACCACCCTCTGACAGTCCCTCGATGCTTACCGCGTCCTTGAGAATCCCGGGGTCTGGATCATCGTAGGAAACAACCACATGACCGTCCTCCCACTCGCCGGGAACCGGCTGTCCGTCTGGTGCCCAGGCGCGGGGGAGGTCATAGCGTGGGGTGAGGTTCTCGGGAATGGTGAGAGTGCCTAACTGCCCTTCGTGGATTAGCTCACAGAATCCTTGATTGTTGGGGCTGTCCCCTACGTAGATTGCGAGGTTGGTGCGCTCGTCGGGGTCCGGGAAGTCACACCACATTCCCTTGCACTGTGCTCTTTCTTCGGGTGTGAGGTCTGCAAGAGTGGTCATGCCTGCTCCTTCAGCTGGTCGTAGATGGGTGTGGCCTCTGGGGTGTGGTGGGTGTCGCCGTCAAGTTGAACACTGTCCGCGTAGACAGCGAGGTGAACCCGGTGGAGGTTGGGGCTGAGGGTTTCGACTCTTGGGGCTTCGTCACTGTGTAGGAGTGGGAGGCCGTCGAGGGTTATGCCGCGTGGACTGACGTTGATTCTGTGGGGTCTCATGCTTTCCCCTCCTCATGCTTGGCCGCTGCGAGTATTGTGCGGCCAATGGCGACTGCCTCCGGCGCGTTGAGCACCAGCCGGAATGGCTTTTCTTGGCAGTCATGCCCGAAGACGACGATGTGCTCCCCATAGCTGCGAATATCGCCTACTGGGCCGGGTAGGTACCAGACTGCGCCGCCTGAACCCATGCCCCGGCTGGGTTCCGGTAGGTCTTCGGCTAGTAGCCCCGCATCTGCGAGTGCTTCTACCGCATCATTCGGGTGGATGCGGAGCTCTCCGGGGCGTCGGGCGGCTTCCAGCACCTTGAGGGCTTGGTCAAAATTTCGCATATTGGTCCTTGACGACTGTGATGATGTATGCCTCGCCGTCTGGGTGGATGTAGCTCATAGAGCCGTCATAGGCGCGGTGAATGTGCTTCGCGACTTCGTAGATAGCCGCGTCGGTGAGGTCTTCCTTGTGGGTGAATTCGGTACGCGCCTCATTGACCTGCCCGACATAGATGGTGTTTGTCAGTGGCGAGTCTTGAATCCCGTAGTTAGTCATCTTGTGTGTCCTTTAGGTCGCAGGCGGCGAGGATTCTGCGGGCGAGTTCGCGCCCCTGAGTGGTGTTGGTGATACGGATTTCGCCTGGCTCCGGGGTGGGGGCTGTCAGGTAGGTGTCTTCGTCACGCTCGTCATAGCAGACGGAGATTTCCCCGCCGTTCAGGTTGACGTAGCCGTCTACCACTGCCCATTCCAGTTCCCCAGTATCGGGAAAGACGGACGGATCTAGCAGGTCTGGCGCGAGTAGCCCGTAGTCGGCTAGGCACTCAGCGATACGGGTAGGGCTGTAGCGCTTTTTCACGCACATCATGATGACGTGCATGGCCTGGTCAAGGTTATTCATCATGGTCTCCTTGCTTGTGCCCTGCTCGTGGTTTGAGTGCTTTTTGCGCGGCTTGGGCCATTTTGTCGGCTCCAGCGGCGATGTGCGCTAGGGCGCGGTGAAGCTTGTCTTTATCCATCATGGTCTCCTAGGATTTCCAAGATTCGGTTATAGATGGTCTTGTGGGTGGTGATGATTCCTGCGCCGCCTGCTTCCGGTGCTTGCTTCACTAGGGCGTTGTGTGCTTGCGCTTCGTCGTTAGCCCAGTCGATAAGCTCTTCTCGCATCCGTAGGACTTCGTGGGCGACTTCTGGGGCGGCGGCTGCGATGGCAGCGTGTGGGCTGTGGACTATGCCTAAATACTTTTCGTCAGCGCTGAATATCTGGCATGACGTGTCGGGGCGGGGGTAGCCGTCTTCGTAGGTGGCCCGCGCTTCCCACGGGCCGGGCGCGGCCTCAGCCAGTAGGCGTTTCAGGTTGGTGGTACTCAAGTCAGTCATTGGTGGTTTTCGTTTCGTGTCGGCTGTTCATGGTTTGGCACTCTGCCCGTCTCGCATCGTCGATGGCCATGGCGGTGAGCATGGCCGCGAGGCCCGCCCCTACTGCCCCTAGCGCTACGGTCATGCCGATCGCCCTCAATGGTGGTTCGTGGTCTATGAGGGCAAAGAAGAACGCTATCCCGCCGAGAATCGAGGCTCCGATAAGTGCGCCGGTAATCATTGGCAGCCTCCTAGGTATCGGTTGAGCTTGTCGCGGAGGATGGCGGCCTCAGCGCGGCTCATGGTTAGGACTTTCATCCGGTCGGGGTGCTCCTCAAACCGGACAGTCACCTCGTAATCACGCCACGCCCCGATAGTGTCCCCTACCTCCACGTAGCGTGGCTCGGTCATTCCTGCACCTCTGTGAGGGTGTAGCGCTTGCCGGTCGGGGTGAGGTATCCCTCAAACTCTGTTCTCTTGCACAGCAATGAGGGGTCAGTCTCAATAGGGATGCAGATAATCCATTGGTCTCGGACCTCCCCAATCATGGCTACTAGCGGCCCATTCTTTATTTTCGCCTCGGCCAAGAAGTGCTCTTCATCGTTCCAGACCACGTCAGCCATTGTGGGGCGGGGTCGTGGTGGCAGCGCTTTGAGGATCATTTCCTGATAGTCCTCTACTATCCCTTCGTTCAGGGGTACAATCCCGGGCTTTGTTGCCAGGCGTGCGAGCCTTTCTACGGCGTAGTGCGCGGCTTCGATTTGTTCTCGGTTTAGTTCAGTCATTTGCTCTCCTTGATGTGGTTTAAGAGTCGGTTCCAGTCGGGGTCGTCGATTCGGGTGAGGGTGGTGCGCTGGCTGTAGGTGTCGCGCCTGTTGCGGCATTCTTCCCGCACGTCGCGGGCGATGACACGGCGCGTGTTGTCCGACAGGTCATCCCAGTGCTTAATGACCCAGTCCACGGTTTCCTTGACGGTGTAGGTGGCGCGGCCACGGGCGTAGCGCACAGCGCCGATGACTAGGAACTCGTCATGAGGGCCAAGCACAATCGGGTCACGCTGCCGCCAGTTGTCAGGATTTTCTTCCTTCGGTGTGTAGCGCTCGTCGTACAGAATCTGGTCGTCTTTGCGGATGTCACGGCGCAACTCCCAGTAATCATCAGCGGTCATTGTCCTGGTCCTTTGAGTAGTCGGGTGAGTGTGGCGAGGTCGGTGAGTACGTATTGGTCGGCGGGGTTGGTGGTGCCTTTGCGTTTGGCGATGACGATGCCGGCGTAGGCGTTGTCATTCAGCGCTTCTTGGTGGGCTTCGCGTAGCCATTGGGCTGGTTGGAGTCGTCCGCCGTAGTCTTTGCATTCGATGACGATGCGTGCGCCGTGGCTGTCGCGGACGTTGGCGATGTCGCCGCAATCTTTCGCCCCGGTTTTGACGCGGCGGTCTATGCGGTCATCGAGGTTGGCGGCGAGGTAGTCAGCGATGGAGCGCTCAAAGCGTGCGCCGGCTTGTTTTGCGGTTTTTCGTGTTCTGCTCAAAATGGCGCTTTCTTTCGTTTCTGGCGTGTTTGGGTGGTGTTCTGGGGTGATTGCCCATCGGCGGGCTGTTTGTCGCTCTGTGGGGCTGCTGGGCCATGATTTGGGGGTGTTGCGGTGTTGTGGTCGCAGCGCCATGCCTCCCCCGCCTCGTAGCGCATCCCATTCCCGTCACACAGGTCGCAAGCATCAATCGCGGCGCGGCGGGCTTCCTTCTCAGCCTCAGCGGCCCGGGCCTCCTCCGCCACGGTGCCCTCACGCAGCTTTTGGCATTCACGGCACGGCTCATCCACCCACTCCCCATCCGGGATGTGGCGATGCTTCGGGCAACGAGTGCGTGCGGCGTAAGCCGCCGCCAACTCGTCGAGGCTTTCAGGAGGGGGGTTCGATGCGTCCGACTCCGCACCTTCGTTGGCGGTGGTTTGGTTTCCCCTTCTCCCCCGAACCCCCTCAACCCCTTCCGGCGTTTCCACCCTCTGCGAACGTCTAGAAAAGGTTGTGGTTGTGGTTGTGGTTGTAGGGCTAGGGTCAACGCTAGGGTCAATGGAACCCTTAGGTTCACCCTTAACGCTAGGGTCAACCCAGGGGTCACCGGCACCCTTAACCCTAGGGTCAATGGAGGGGTGAACCTTAGGGTCAATGGCACCCTTAACGTAAGGGTCAACCTTAGGGTGAATGGAGGGGTAAACCGAGGGGTCACTGGAAGGGTCAATAGCGCGTTTCTTCAACAACGCCAACGCCTCATCCGACCCCCAACCCTTAAACTCCGGGTGCTCCTCATGCAACCTCCGAAGCTCCCAAACAACAACACCCTTAATCGCCCTAGAGCCCACAGCAGCAAACTCACGCGCCATAGTCGTCGCCAGGTTCCGCTGCTTCATCAACCCGTCATGCCGCACGAAAGTACGCACCAGGAACTCGTCAGTGTCCTCATCAACCACGATGAAACGACCGTCAATAAGTTCACAGGCGGCACGCTCAACATCCTGCCGTGTCCAGGTCGAGCACATCCCAGACAAGCGGCCCGCATGCCACGTTCCCACGCCGGCGCGGTTCATGGTGGGGTGCGAGATGAGCACAAAGTACAACAGCTGAGCATTGTTACTCAGGTCGAGGAACGCGTCATCGTTCCAGATAGACAACTTAATCTGAGCAAAATCCCTCATCTTCTTTTCCTCCTTTCTCTATGCTTTGGAACAGTTGGATGAGTGCGTCGAGGAACATGGGCGTGGCGCAGTACACGTCTTGGGATTCCAACCATGCGCGCATGTCCTCACGCTGCTGGTGGGTGATGGTCATGCGGTCTCGAATAGCGGCAATCCTTGGGGTACGGATGGTTTCATCTGCGTTTCGAAGGCGTGGACGAATTCTTTTTTGATCTCGAAGCCATACCCGCGCCGATTCAAATTTTCTGCAGCTACCAATGTGGAGCCTGATCCTGCGCATGGGTCAATGACCACATCACCAGGGTTAGTGAAAAGGCTTATGAGCTTTTCCATGAGCTTCACTGGCTTTTGTGTGGGATGCACTTTGGGAACATCGCGGTAGTCTTGAGGCCAATCCATGACGTTCATGACCATGGAGCCGTGATTATTGAACATGGGCAATTTATTGCGGTACAGGATTAATGCGTATTCCGCGTTTCCCACTACCCTCATGTTCGCTTTAAGCACCTGAGGGCTAGTGCGTTTCCTTAACACCAAATTGATGTAGTTCTTAAACCCGGCTTTCCGCGCTGCTTCAATAAGTGGCCACTGCTGCTCGAAGCTACAGAACACAATCATGCATGGGGCTTCGCCTTTTGCTTTGGGTTCTGGGCGTAGCATGCGGCTGGCGAAGTGCATAAATTCCGGCACGTTAAAGTCTTTGTCTGTGTCGAAGAATTGCTTGCCAGCGAGTTCGGATTCGCCGTTCTTGTTGTCGCCGCCGATGTACCAGGCGGGGTTAGATCCATAGGCGTTGGTGCCTAGGTTGTAGGGAATGTCTGCGATGATTAGCTGTGCTTTTGGGATGGAATAGCGCTTGAAGTTCTGAAAATGATCATGCTGTAGATGCATCGGTGCTTCCAATTCCGTTGGTGCCGCGCTGGGTGGTGTCGAGGGCGTCAACGCGGTTGAGTCTGATTTCGGGGATGGGGAGGATGACGAGTTGGGCGATGTAGTGGCCTTCGGGGATGGTTTGCATGTGCCTGCCGGTGTTGTGCAACGAGAGCATGATTTCCCCGGTGTAGCCTGCATCGATGATGCCGGTGCCGTTGCTCAGAACGAGGTGTTTCTTAATCCCCGTTGAGCTGCGCACGAATATCATGCCGACATGGCCGAGTGGGATTGCTACGTGGACACCTGTGTGGCAGAGGCGGTGCTGCCCTGCTGGAATAATCGCCGGATGATTCAACGCCAGGTCACTGCCAGCATCATCCGTATAAGCACGACGCGGCGGGTAAGCATGGGTATCGAGTGAATAGTTGACGTTCATTGGTTCCTAGGATTCGGGGTCAATGAGGACTGGTGCGGTAGCGGGGAGGGTGAAGCGCCCGTCACGGGTTGCGCCGTGCACGTGGTCGCCCTCTTGGGTGGCGTAGACTAGGCGGTCGGGCACCAATCGATGGTTATAAGAGTCTGGGTTGAGGACGATGCGGCAAACCTTGAATCGAGGTAGGTCTGCCGCCGTCATCTCCACGTAGGGCATTAGTATTCGCCTCGTCTGATGAGGGCGATGACGTGTGCAGCTGCTTTGGCTAGGTCTGCTGCCCCGAGGTCTTGCAATTCTGCGGGGGTTGGATCATCGTTGCTGTAGTGCTTGAGGTGGTCGATGTCGTAGGCGTACGCGAGGAGCCTGTCTTCGAGCCGTTTCAGTTTCTCCTCGTAGTAGGCGGCATCCATACCAGTCACCTAAAAGGGAGGTTCGCCTTGCTGGCCTACGGGTGCGGGGTCACCCCACGCCCCTGTTGTGGCTGTCTGCCCCTGCTGCGCGGCCTGATTCCACTGCTGCTGAGCCTGGGATGGCTGCTGCCCGCCGCCTTGTCCGCGTGGGATGAATGAGACCTCATCGGCGTTCACCTTGTACTTGGAGCGCTTATCACCAGTGCTCTTATCCACCCAGCGGTCCTGCTTCAGGGTCCCGATGACCACCACGGGGCGCTTCCCGTTCTGCGTGTAGTCGTGCAGGAAGTTCTCGCCCTTCTTGCCCCAGAAGTCCACATCCATGAATATGGGTTCACCATCCTCCCACTGTTGTGACTGCTGGTTGTACTGGCGGATGTTGTGAGCAACGGTGAATGAGACCACAGATTTACCGTTTGGGGTGAAGCGCTGCTCTGGGTCTTTGATGAGGTTTCCGCTGAGAGTGATGCTAATAGCCATTTACTTTTCTCCTTCCAGCTCAGACCAACGGGCGCGGCACAAGTCCATTACTTCATCTGGTACGTCACCGGACTGTTTCAGGTTGGCGGCAAACTCATTGACCTGCTCACTGGTGGTGAAGCCCTCCAGGGTCTCTTTGATGTCGGTGATGAAATCCTCATCCGCATCCACAGGCTCCGGTTTCTTGGTCAACGCTGGTACCGGTGCCGTCTCAGCCTTCGCCCGCACATCCTCACGAGTCGCGGTCATCTTCACCGGCTCTAGTTCCAGGTCTTCGGCGGCGTACTTGATACCCAGCAGGACATCCGGGGCGAGCTTGCGGGATACCTCAGATGCGGCCTTGGCGTACAGCATGGCCTGCGGGTCGGTCTGATATTTCTTGTTGCTGGTATAGCCCGCCTTCTTGGCGCGCTCAATAGTCCAGGTGGATTCCTCAACTTCGCCTGCCGGTGAGGTGCCACGCACCGTGACAGATTCATCACTGGTCTCCACGGTCTGGAACTTGTAGCCCTTCGCCTTCAACAACGCGACCATTGTGCGGGCGTAGATAGCAGGCTGGCCATGAACCACGAACACCTGCTGAAGAGCCTGCTGTGGTTTCAATCCGAGTTCTGCGCCGTAGAGGATGGCGGCGGCACCATCATCAGGCTTACCCCTAAAGGTTTGCGGCACCATCTGCGTGTTGCACAGGACGGTGGCGAGCTTGTGGGCTGCGCCCATGGCTTCGGCTTGGCGAGTGAGGAGGTCGAGGCCGTCCTCAGATGTGTTGATGGTTGCGAGTTCGTTGCTCATGGTTAGTTCTCCTTGATTGTGAGTCGGGTTGACCCTGCGCGGGTCTTGGTGCGGAATTGGTTGTAAAGGTCGGGGTGGGCGGTTTTAAAGATTCGGGTGTCGAACACTTTGCTGGGTTGCGTGGTGCTTACTGTGAGGTGGTAGCCGCCGTAGTCCCCGGTGTGGGAGTCGCCGGTGAGCTCTAAGATTTCTGCCTTCAGGGCATCAATACGCTTTTTGCGGTCGTTGACTTCGGCGGTGAGTTCGGCGTATCTGGTGACGAGGAACGTCACCTCATCCACCTGGTCGAGGCTGGTGATTTCGCCCATCCAGTCCGGTGTTTCCCCGTCCAACCATGCGAACCACTCCCCTGCGGTGTCCATGAGTTCCTGCGCGAACTTCGGGTCATAGGTGATGGTGCGATGGTCGAGGGCCACCGGCGTGAAATCCTCGTGTACTTCCACCAACAGCGCGCATGCCTCAGCCCCGGTGTAGTGCATGTTTGCCTGAATCTGGCAGTAGTACTGATTAGGGCACCAGTCATGGAACTTGCCACCTTGAAACGGCTCAGTGCTGGTCTTAATCTCCCCAATGACTTCTAGGTCTTCGGCGTAGAGGTCTGGGGTGCAGGACAGGCGTTCATCATCGGGTAGGAAGATGGTCTGTGGCTCCGCGTTGTAGACGAGGCGTGAATCAACTTCGTCTATCAGCACCTGGGCCAACAGGGGTTCGCGGGCGCTGCCCCACTCTGTGTATTGGTTGCCGTGGAACTTCGAGCCATGTTCCTTAGCGTCGCGCACCTCATGCCACGTTGCGGCATTCCTACTACAGTGCAGGCGCGCCAACTCCGTCGAGGTCAACTTTCCTTGACGAAACGCCAGCCAGTCCTCATTATCAGCTGGTTCGTAGCGTCTCACTTCGTCCCCTTCTCGTCATAGCGGGCCAGAGTCATATCAGTCAGCGTGCACGCAATATCCGGCTCATAGCCACGGTCCATGAAGGACTGCATCACATCATCTGCTTCCTCAATCAACGGCTCTAGGTACAGGAAATGTGGGTTAATGCTGGTCAAATGTGGGGGCATTTTGTTTGGGGTGTTCATCATGCTCCTATGTGCTTGTTAAGAATCGTGCGGGCTTTGCGGGCATGCAGTGGGCAGAAACGGAAGCCCACCCCCAGGCCGAGGTCGTCAGTATCGAGCTGGTTGCATTCGGCGTGGAGGCACCCGTGTTCCTTTTTGAACTCATTACGGGCCTCTGCGGCTTTAACCCGCGTGCTGAACGCGGTCGGGTCAGGGATGCTCACCCACCACTTCCCTTTCAGGAAGCGGGGTAGGTCGATGGTCATTGGCGTGCCCTCCTGAGGTAGTCGCTGACGGTGCGTGGGGTGACGTTGTAGACGGTGGCGAGGCGCTGTTTGGCGAGAGTAGGGCCAAGAATGCGGGCAAAGTGCTCGTACTCTTCCACGACGATTTCCGGCTTAGTGAGTAGCCTCACCTGGGCATGGTGCTCCCCCATGTCATGCACAAACCGCAGGGCTTCACCCCAACTCGCGGCAGGAAACACCATGTCCCCTTCTTCCACATGCCATAGGCCGGTGATGAGGTCTTTGAGGATGGTGGGCTTCACGGGTCACATCCAGACCGGCGGCATACTGATGAAAGCATGGAGGATGAAGCCCGCGATGCCACCCATGAGGCCTGTTGCCCAGGCCAACCTGGTGCGCTTGGCGGCGATGTCCTGCCAGTAGGCGATACGGCGAGCATCAGGGGACGTGCGGGGAGGTCGTTTAGTATCCATGTTTCTTTGCTTCCTTTTCTGTGAGGATGGCGAGCTGGTGGGCGTAGGCGGCGGCGTCCTTGACGCGGCGGCGCATGCTGTCTGGCAGGCGGGTGAACCGGTAGAGGGCGCGGTAACGACCCTCAATCTCGTAGAATTCGCGTACTGCTTGGTCCATCGGGATTTCAAACTTCGTCACGGTTAGCCCCTCCGCATCATGTAGAAGCGCGGCGTATGGGCGCGGTGCCTGCGGTGGAAAAAGTGTTTCAGTAGGCGTTTCATGCTGCTCCTTGATTCATGTACTGGTCGAGCCATTTGTGTGTGGTGCGCCAGGTCTTGCCCGGCTTGCGGGCCTCAATATCACCCCGGCGCATCAAAATGCGGATCGTTTCGGCATGCAGCCCGGTGTATTCGGCGGCGTCCTTCACGGTGAGCCAAGCCGGTGTAGTATTCATGGGTGTCCCTTTCTGGTGGACAGAGCAAAGCCCCCGCGCAATTTCAGTGCAGTCGCGGGGGCCTTATTTATGGGTGGGGTTGCAGGTATGCAGAGCCAAGCGGGCAGTGTCCAACCCCGCCGGATACAACCTTGACGCTCCATTTCGCCTTAGTGCAGGAAGAATTCGCTTAACAACCCCTGGTGCCCAGCCGGGGAGTCGAACCCCGGTTGCTTGCAAGAATTCAGCCACCCGCTTGTAGGCAATAAGTGATGAATTCGTGTTCCGTTCTGGGCTTGGTATTTATGTCGGCGCCGTTCGCTCCCACCTCACCGCTCCAGGGTGAGGGTTCCTGCATTGCTGCTTGTCGGAGTCCTGGCACCCTCTCGGGCGGCCCAATGGGGCCTGATCTATGCACCACGCTCGTCCGACCGGTATCTTCCGGCGCTCTTCACTATTCAGTTCGCATTCATCGCGGCCAGCCGGTTCCTGCCCTATCCCCTGGGGCAGGAGGGTTCGGCGGCCTGGTGCCCGTGGGGAGGCTTGCACTCCCCTGCCTGCTAAGTCGGGCTATAGTCTTTCGAGGTAGAACCCTTGACCGAAGGAGGGCCAGTCAGGGTTATTGCAGGCCCACAGGTCTGCGCTGGTGTTGTCCATGCGTTTCACGTGTGCGTGGCGGTATTCCTCGCGGGCATGGGCAAGGGTGGCTTCCACTGCTTCCGCAAGAGTGTTGTGCGGCAGTCTTTCGGTGATCGGAGTTGCACCTTCGAAGTGGGTGCGAGTGATGGTGGGCATATTGGTTCCTTCTTTCGGGCTACTTGTAGCGCCTGTCTGAGATGCCCATTAGGCAGACTCCGGCAAGATGTCATAGATAGAGCGGTCTACTTCGATGCCGGCATTCTTGGCTACGGTGATTGCCCACCCGGCCCGCACGTACAAGGTTTGGCGAACCTGACCGTTGTGGTAGCGCGGGGCATTGTGCTGGGCGCGCAGGTCAAACAGATTCCGGTATGCGGCATAGGCGCGGTATTCGTTGCGGTCAACCACGTCGCCCTTGCGGGATGACCATTCGCGGGTCTGAACCTTGCGGTAAATCATCTTCGCGTCTAGAAGTTTCTGACGAGCTTGTGGCTCAGTCAGACCGAAGTGTGCGCCCCAATCTTTGACGGTCATAACATCCGACTCGATGGATACGCAGTGGTCGTAGTACTCCACTTTTGGCTTCGCGGCTTCAAGCGCAAGGGCCTGGTCTGCGGTCTTTGCCTCCAGCTCCTTAATGGTGCTGTCGGCGACCTTGATAGCCCGAGCCATGAGCTCTTCCGGGGACAGCTGCGCTGGTTCCTTCGCCCTGCGCTCGCATTCGATGAAGTACTGGCGAGCCTGCTTACCTTTGTCCGTGCGCTGAATCATGGAGATTTCCTTAGCCATGTCCAGGTTGATGATGTGGTTTACAGATGGGCGCCCACCGGTACTTTTTCCGGTTTCTCGGATAAAGTCCTGACCTGCAAGAAAGCCGTATTCTTCCATGCGGGCAAACCACTGCGTGTATCGCTCCGACACTTCCAGGAACTTGTGTAGGTCGCGGCCCATAACTGCCTGAATGCCGGCATGGTCTTGAATTGGGATGAGCTCACTCATGGTGTATTCTCCTAAGTAGGTTTTGGATGCCCCGCTTCGGCGGGGTTTTTCTATGTGCTTCACTTAATTCAGGGCGGTCTGCCCTGGAAAGTGAGGTGAAAAAGATGAATGACAAGTTCAAAGCTCTGAGAGCTTCGATAAAAGGCGTGGCAGCAACATTCGCAAATGGTGCTGATTCTCTACCGGAAGAACTGACTGTTACTCGGCAGTTTTCGACTTCCGTATCCGAGCAAATCGAAGCACTTGCCGACCGGCTATCCCCAGCCACTGCCGCAAGCGATGACCGAATTCTGATTTTCGACGCTTTAAATCAGATGCAGTCTGCCCTTGGGGTCTTAGAGGCCCGAATTGTCGACCTTGAGAAAAAGCTCGATTAAATTCCTCTTGGGCGGCAGTCAGGTCGTCCATTTTGGTCTTGAATCGGGCAAAGAGGCCTAGCACTTCTTCCTTGTTGAAGATTGGGTCTCGACTTAGGTTCACGGTTACCTTCGGCGTTGCCGCGCCGGAGGTTTCCTTATTAGTCATGGTGTGGCTCCGTTCTGTTTAAACTTCCACTGGGGACACTTCCCCAGAAAGTGAGGTGAATAAAATGGCTACTTATCTGCGACTTTTTCCAAAGCCGTACATTCACGTCCCGGACGGGTACGTGGACTACAAGGTGTTCCACGTTGACCCACAGCTAGAAGCTGGCGAAGTCATCGAAAAAATCGAGACAGCCGATTGGGAAGAACAAGTCGTGCTAAACGTCGTACTGCCTGACCTGGTATTCCCCGTCCCGATGGGGTTCCGGAAGTGTGATTGGTCTGCCTGGTTGGTGCATGAGTTTGAGGACTTGGACGAGGAAGTCCAAGAGCCTGCTCCCGGGAATGACGTGCCGCCGAACAGTGAGCATTAGCAGTGACGGCGGATGACAGAGCACTATTTCGATTCAGTGCAGGTTCCCCTGGCGTTGCCGCGCCGGGGG